TCAATGACGGCCTATGCAATGGTGCGCAAATCGCACTTGCCTTGCGACTCAGCCGATGCACAGGATTGGATTGCATCGAGAGTGCTGAGGTTAATCAGTGGAACGGATCCGCAATTCAAGGCTGCCATTGGCGTGATTGCTTATGAGGTTGTACCAAGTGGCTACCAGAATGAGATTCGATACTTGCCGGTGAACTATGAATGGGCCGCTGTTGCGATTGATGTGGATGTAAATGTCAGCACCTCAAGCGAGGACGGCTGCTATGACACTTGCGCAACTGGTGACATTCCGCTGCCCGATTTCGAGCCATGCGAGCCTTGCATCACATCAGTGGCTGTCGATGGCATTACCATAACAGGCAACGGCACACCAGCGGATCCGCTTGTCGCAATTGGTGGCGGTGGTGGAACACCACTGCGCACTCAAGAAGAAGGCACCAACGTAAGCACCAACACCACAACGCTGAACTTCACTGGAGCTGGCGTGACTGCTTCACTAACTTCGCCTGGTGTGGTTCAGGTGAATGTGCCTGGCGGTAGCGGTGTGACATCAGTAACTGGCACAGCTCCGATTGCATCAAGTGGTGGGGCTACTCCAGACATTTCAATCAGTCAGGCAGGGGCAGCAAGCGACGGCTACCTCAGCTCGGCGGATTGGACTACCTTCGATGGTAAGTTCGATGTGCCGACAGGCACGAGCTCGGACTATCTCGATGGCACGGGAACACCTACGCCGTTTCCAACGCTTACAAATGGCACGGTTACATCGGTAGACCTAACAATGCCTGCTGCATTTTCAGTTAGTGGCAACCCAGTAACAAGCAGCGGAACTTTAGCGGTAGCAGCGGCAGGACTTTCAAGCCAATATATTCGAGGCGATGGGCAACTTGCAAACTTCCCAACATCAAGCGGTGGCGGCTCATCAGTTAGCTACTATCTCAACGGCTCAGTTACGCAAGATGTAGCAACTTATAAGGAGATGAGTAGAACTCCAATTTTAGGTGCAGGCACAGACTTTCAAAGAACAAATGCTCAAGGCAATGGATTGATTGCTCAATTTATCACAGATGCAAATGAACCTAATTTGTTATCTATACCCGCAGGAAATTGGAATTTAGAATTATTTTTTAGCGCATCTTCGGGGGGTGGTAACCCTTCATTTTATGTTGAACTATATAAATATGATGGTGTTACATTTACTTTAATTGCAACGGATTCTGCAACACCCGAAGGCATTACAAACGGAACTACAATCGATGCTTACTTTACTGCTTTGGCAGTTCCTGCAACAACGCTAACTGCTGCCGATAGACTTGCAATAAGAGTGTTTGTAACTACATCAGGTAGAACAATCACATTGCATACAGAGAATAGTCATCTCTGCCAAGTGATAACAACTTTTTCAACTGGCTTAACTGCGCTAAATGGCTTAACTGCGCAAGTGCAATCGTTAGCAGTTGGAACTTCGGGCACTGACTTTGCGATAAGCTCCGCAACTGACACCCACACATTCAACCTACCAACTGCCAGCGCAAGCAACAGAGGTGCATTAAGCAGCGGCGATTGGACTACATTCAACGGCAAGTTTAACACGCCAAGCGGTACGACCGCGCAATACGTGCGCGGCGATGGCTCGCTTGCTTCATTGCCTTTCGAGCTTGTTGTGGCTGCATCGGATGAAACAACAGCACTAACGGCAGGCACGGCGAAGATTACATTCAGGATGCCTCGAGCTGTTACCCTTACAGCCGTTCGCGCATCGCTCACCACAGCGCAAGCATCGGGTAGTATCTTTACAGTTGACATCAATGAAGCAGGCACAAGTATCCTAAGCACTAAGCTAACGATTGACAATACCGAAAAGACAAGCACCACGGCAGCAACGCCACCAGTAATAAGCGACACCGCTTTAGCCGATGATGCTGAAATCACAATCGACATCGACCAAATCGGAAACGGCACAGCAACAGGATTGAAGGTTGCATTAATAGGTACTTACGCATGAGCTTTATAGTTAATCCTTATTGGTATGCACAAGCCTGCCCTGATGCAGATGCTAATGCTTTCTTGACTGCAACAGGCATAACAGACCCAACAATTTCATCGGCTATTTGCACGCTTGTAACTTCAATGAAGGCGAACGGAACTTGGGCTAAATGCAATGCCATTTATCCTATGGTAGGCGGTACTGCTACAACTCATAAATTCAATTTAAAAAACCCAGCTGATACAGATGCAGCATTTAGATTGTCATTTGTCGGTGGGTGGACTCATTCTGCAAACGGCGCGCAGGCAAATGGCACAAATGCTTATGCAAATACTTTTTTAATTCCTAATACAACCCTAACATTACTTAACACTCATTTATCTTTTTATTCGCGAACATCGGCAATAGGAAATCTTCAAAGAGATTTATCGGCTTTTACTAATGGTACATTTCCTTCATTTTCTTTGGGTACTAATACAGGGGTTTTGGTCTCAGACCATTATTGGTTTACAAATAATAGAATAAGTAGAACTATACCTAATGCTCAAGGCTTAATGCTTACAAGTAGAACCAACGACACTACGCATAAATCCTACCGAAATGGTTTGCAGTTAGGAGCGACTGATACAATTTCAAATAGTGGTAGGTCAATGCCATTGATTCCACTATTCTTAGGAGCGGCAAATGTCGCACCTCAATCGGTATCTAATTTCTCTAATAAACAATTTGCCTTTGCAACAATCGGCTCGGGCTTTACGGATGCAGATACGCTTAACTTTTACAATACTATTCAAACATTCCAAACCACCTTAGGACGGCAAGTATGATAACAGTTTACCAACTCACACCCGAACAAGCCAAGCAGTTAATAGGCGTTCAGTATGTCGCTGATATGACTTTTAACCCGATTCAAGATGCAAATGGTACTTGGGTAATTAGCAACGAGGAAGTAAGCAGCACGACCATCGACTGGGTTAAGCAATTGCCAGCGATTAAATATATTCCAAAAGAAACACTACCTTTGTAAAAACCTAAAGCATTAACTATGGCAGGCGTTAAAGTAACCGATTTACCAGTATTAGGAGCAGCAGCTTCAGACGATGTATTGTACATTGTTGATACGAGCAGTAATACAAGCAGCCAGATTGAGGTGTCAAGCCTTTTGCCTGTTGTACCTGTTTTAGATAGCGGAACATGGACACCGACTTTAAGTGATTTTACAGGATGCGTAGTAGGTGCAACTCCAACAAGAGCCTTTTATTCAAGAGTTGATAATATTGTAACGGCAACAATTTTCGCACAAGTTGATTTAAATTTCAGTTTATCAAGTGGTACTGGATACCTTCAATATACCGCACCAATAGCATCAGTTAGTTTTGACCCAATTGGTGTAGGTCAATTGTTTCAAGAGACTACAAATTGTAATATAGCTTGTGATAGTCTAAAAATATATTTCTATTCAACTTCATCGTCAAATATAGGTGCTACAAGTTTTGCGTTTACCTTCCAATACGAAATCAACTAATGCGCAGCACCTCGATTCTCGGACTTAACTTAATTAAGAAGTACGAGGGCTTGAGGCTCACGAGTTATCTTTGCCCTGCTTCCGTGGCTACGATAGGCTACGGCTCGACACGATACCCAAATGGCAAGAAGGTAATACTCGGCGAAAAGCTGACAAGCGAAAAGGAAGCAACGCAATTGCTACTTGCAACGCTTGAGCCATTTGAGGCGGCGGTAAATAAGCACCTACCAAATATCAACCAATGTCAGTTCGATGCGTTGGTGTGCTTTGCTTATAATGTCGGCACAGGCGCACTCATTAAATCCACGTTGCTAAGAAAGGCAAAAGCCAACAACGCCGACCCAAGCATATTGGACGAGTTCCTGAGATGGAACAGGGCAGGCGGCAAGGTGCTTGCAGGGCTAACCAATCGCAGACGCGAAGAGGCGAATCTCTATTTCTCACTTTGTAAAGTTTAGGGCGCAATTGCCCCAACGCTGGCAATGCTTTCGCGTATTTTAAACTATGCGAAAACGTGCTACCAAACCAAGGCGAATCATAGACATAATTGTCAAGCATTGGCGTAGCACTATCGGAAGCCTTATGATTTTAGTTTCAATATTTTTGCTAATCTTTAAAGTCATTTCAACCGAAACCCTCGCGGCAATTGTAGCAACGCTAATCGCCGCTGGTTATATTCCAAAAGCCAAAGACGATGCAG